ACAACGTTGTTTGCAATCTTAAAGATAGACAAGACGAAATGGGACGTACTACTTTCCGTGTGTCAGTGCCGTATATCAGTAACACTGATTGGCGTGAAACATACAAACGTACAACAAATCTTTCCAATCCCGGACCAGACGCAACTACTCTTGACACCAAAACTGGTTGTTTAGCAATTTACTCGCTTGTCGATTTGTCTCACCCACCTACCGTTGCTGGCTCTGTTGTTTTCTACATAGCTCACAGCGCTGGTGAAGATTATCAAATCGCTCGGCCTGTCATGAACTTAGCACCAGGTTTCCAAGACCGCTACGCCCAGTCCGATATTGGGACTGTATTTGTTCCAGAAGATGAAAATCTTTTGGTGCCTTCACACACCACACAAGACGTCACAGCTCAGACAACCGGTGAATATTTCAAGTCATTTCGTTCTCTCATGAAGAGATATGGACGTTATGCTGATTTATCCCAACAGGAAAATTATGTTGGATTACGAACCCGACATATGACCGAAGATCCTGTTACCGGTCAGCGAACTGTCTCACGTCTAAATTTCTCAGATAAAGCTTTGCCCACACCATGGTATATGACATCTTTTCTTTACCGCTTTTACAACGGTTCTTCACAAACGAAATTAGTGCCTTACACCGCTGGCGTTGTCGCCGAGTCTTATCTGTCCTTTGATGAAAATCAGACTGCCCAGACAGATGTTCCCTTCCAGGAATCCTATGGTCAGCCTGTTTTCCAACAAAATCAACAAGTGTCTAACGCGTTTGAAGTGCGTACTCCGTACTACCGGGGTGTACGCTGCGATGTTGTTGGTTCCAATCAGACTCCTGTTCTTGGAGATGTTCGAACCAACATTCGCTGCCGCAACCTTGCATCGTTCGGTGGAAACACTCAAGCTTCGCCGCTTTACGAAGCTGCGGGCGACGATTTCAACTTCTTCTTCATGGTTGGTCCACCTCCCATGTCAGATATTCGTAACGTCAAAACACTTTCAACTTTCCCCACAGGTAACTCAGTTACAATTGATCTGTCTACAGCCACATCTGTGGATTCAAGTACTGAGCCCTTTAACCCTTCACTTAACGTCCGCGACATCACCTTTACCCCAGCTTTGCCTTCTACGACATCTGGTGTCTATGGCGCAATAACTTCTTCGACAGAAGAA